TGGGCAACTCAAGAATACCTTGCGAACAAGAGGGCCATTTTTTGAACTGCCAAAAGGAGTTATAGGCGTAACTACATCTGGTAATGTTTCTAAAATCAAAATTCTAGGGAATTGGAGGTATATCATTTGATTTATTTAAAAGAGGGGAATATCCCTCTTAATTTGTGTACGGATGACGATATCTTCCAGCAAGAAAATAATACTTATCAACTTACCTTTAAGTATCCTGTTAGTGATAGAAAATGGATCCTACTACAAAATGAAGTTCACTTACTGGCAGACGATTTGTCAGGAGAACAAGAATTTGTAATTATTGATATCCAAAAAGGAAACGGATATATCACGGTATACGCCAATCAAGTAGCAACGCTACTAAACGGATATAGTATCCGCAAGATCAATGTAGATCGAGTGAATGGTTTTACTGTGATGAGTAAGCTAGTAGAAGGGCTAAAAAGAGAATGCCCTTTTACTTTTTTTTCTGATATCTCTGGATTACATACTCTAAACATTAAGAATGTGTCAGTAATTGATGCACTCTTGAAAGGTCAACACTCAATTGTCGGCCAATGGGGCGGTGATCTAGTCAGAGATAAATACTCAGTGAGATTGTTAAAAAACGGGGGGATTGAGAATCAATCTCTTTTTATGTACAAGAAGAACCTTTCTGAGTACAAAGAATCCACTACCACTAAATCGCTTAAAACAAGAATCCATTTCCGTAAGGTCATTACCTCATCTGGAGAGGGAGAGAAGGGCCAAATCCTTGAGACTACTGTAGATAGTCCACTTATAGATAAATATAAGCATATTTACGAGTATGATATGGAAGTGCAAGACCAGGATGTTAAAACCATCGAGGATTTAAAAGCGTATGGTAAGAAATACTTCCAGTCAAGTCTGTGTGATTTGCCAGATGAGAGCTTAGAGATTGATGTATTGGGCCATGCAGATCAACCAGTAAAACTCTTTGATACAGCATCAATCTTTTATGAACTCTATAATGTTGATATACGAAAAAAGATTACTAGTTATAATTACGGTCCAATGTCTAAAAAATTGAAGAAAATTGGATTTGGTAAAATATCACGTTCGTTAGGTGGTGCGATTGGCAAAATCGTTGGTGATGTAGTCAAAGAAAAAATTGCTAGTCATGATGCTGAATACGAGGCCAAGGTCCAAAGATTAGTTGATAATGCTAACGCTGAATACTTGAAGAAAGCCACTGCGCTTGAACAAGAAATCACTGACGGTCTCGAACAAGCTAAGGCACGATCTGAGGTGCTTAAGAAAGAAGTGACTGATTCTGTCAATAGCAAATTTGCAGATTTTGATAGGTCATTTAATACACAGCTTGACTCTCAGAAGGAGAGAATACAAGCTATTAATGTTCTTGCTAATGACGCAAACAGAGTAGCAGCAGAGGCATCGTGGAATGGTAATAAGGCTATCGAGTATGCTCTTAGTGTTAAAAGTTTGGCTGATCATAATTTTACGACGGTAAGAAATCTAAACGATAAGATTGATTTGCTTGCGACTAAGCAGGAACTTGACCCTATTACTGAAAGACTACGGCTTACCGAAAGTCAAATCGAGCTGCAGGCTGATCAGATAACTGAAAAGTTATCACGTACGGAAGTAGATCGCTTGATTGATGGCAAAGGGTTCCAAAATGCTGTTCAGGTTCAAAATATCGTCAAAAAATCAGTTGACGGATTTCAACAGACTATTTCCCGTGTTGAAAATAAGTTAAGAGACGTTATTCGTAATGATAACCTTCTTCAAAATTCCTCAGTTATCCCAAGTGGGAACGGTTTAGAAGGTACTTGGCGACTGAATAACTCAGGCGGTAATGGTAGGACAGAAGTAGTATCTCTCACAGATGCACCACATACTGCCATTAAGAAGGGTATTCGAGTTGTAGGAAATTCGAACGGTGGAAACAAGGACATTGGTCAATTTATCAATCTAGTGGTAGGTCAGAAATACACGATTTCTTGCTGGGCTAGGGTTCGTTCTGACAGCAGTCAAAACAACGTGAATTTCCTCATGCGTTCATATACATCGAACGACAGAAATCGCATACTCGTCAAGAATATCTCAAATAGAGATTGGGTCAGATACCAATTCACGTTCACAGCAGATGCAGTTAATAACTCAATTCAGTTTGGTCAAAATGGAAATGGTAATCTTGAAATCTGTGGGATGAAACTTGAAAAAGGTGATCGTGCTACAGACTATGATATTTCTAATTCAGAAATTGTGAGTGTTGTTGAATTTAACGATGTGGTGGATACAGTTAAGAGCCACACACAAACGATTCAAAACCAGGACAAAGCTATTTCACAAGTTATTCAAACTGCGGATGGTCTAGTCACCCGTGTATCTAATTTTTTGGATGATTTTAACTTAGTCTATGACCCTACCAATGTCAGCAAGTGGAAGAAAAAACAACCCGAAGCTAATATTGTAGAAGTGCAGGCCTCAACAAAACTGTTGAGAATTACCAATTCAGGTAATGCCAACAATGTTTACCGTGGCTTTGCATTGCCACTCAATACATCGACCTTTACCAGAGACGAAAAAATCAGTTATCGCATGGAAGCGTGGGTGGACGTGTTACCAGACGCACCTTTAGGAATTGAACTATGGAACGATAACAGCGTTATCGCTTCCGATCGTGTGACTTTTACAAAAACTGGCACACAAATCATCACGGGTACTATGACAGTCAATAAGTCGACAACAAAATCAAGAGAATTCCCTCTCGAATTTTGGTTGTTAAAAAATGGCACTGTAGCGATTGGGAAAGTTTCCCTTATCCGTGGAGATAGACCACCTAATAAATTTACGGACAACACCTCTACACAGGATGTAGCCACACAAACACAAGTAAGCCAACTTGCTGGTTCGTACGCTATTAAGAACCTTAATAGCGCTGGTGACCTCATCAACGGGATCAATGTTGCTGCCGACGGTAACAATCGAATCGATGGCCGTCTAACTCATATTACCGGTCAGACCCTGATCGACAATGCGGTTATCAAGTCTGCGATGGTCGATAAATTGAAGACAGGGAATTTTGAATCTGAATCTGTCACAACTCAAATCATCGCCTCCAATGCAGTCACTGCCGATAAATTGCTCGTAGACTCAGCTATGATTAACAAGCTGGTATCAAATCAAGCATTCATCAAAGAACTATTTACTCAAAGAGCCTCGATCACTCAAATCCAGTCTATTGATATCACCGGTGAGCATGTTCGAGGTGGCCGAATCACCTCACTGAACGGTAACACGGTTATCGATTTGCAGACTGGATGGATCGAAACGAATGGTCAAGGTGTTGGTATCAAAAATAAATTTCCCGGAAGACCGTTACAGTATCTTGTATTTGGGGCTGGTCGAATTGGTGACGTAGACGGGTCTTATACGGCTTTGCTGAGCAATCGTAATGGTGTGCAGGCAATGGATCACACGTCAGCTGGTATCCAAATTTGGAACGGCAGAAGTAACGGGAAAATAGCATCAGCTATTACATTTTACGGGCAAACAATGGACTTTTTGTTGAGCGGTCAAGAGAATTTAAAAGGCGTGTCGATAGATATTAGGACGAGAGATATCAGTGGCCTCTTAGATGTATATATTAGAGATAAATCTTTAGTTAATCTTTTTAACAACATCGACTATAACTTCCAACAGATCATTAACCATTTTAAACAAAACGATCTAGGTTGGCCGAGTCAATATCGGACAAATATTTAGAAAGGAAAAAGATGAACACACAAGACAAAATTATCAATAACTTAGGGGTTCAACTCGCAAACAAATCAATTGAATGCGCCAATTACAAGGCCTATTTCGAAGAGGCTCAAGAGCAATACAATGAATTGCTCTCCGTCCTCGAATCAGACAAGGATTTGATGGATCTCTTTAACGAAATCAAAAATAAAAAAGAGGTAACTGAATAATGGATTACAAATTACATTTTAAATTATTTGACGCAGTGACTAACACAACCAAGGTAGCAATCAAACAAGACTCTCCATATCGAGTATTTGAAGAGACTTTGCCAAATAATCGAATGGCTGAAAACGATGCTACGCTGGTTGAAGCGGTTCTGAACATCGTCCGGATGGAATTGGATCCATCTGGTGCAATTATTGCACTGAAAAAAGAGCTTGACAAATCTGTCGAAGCTAACAAGGTAGCTATTCAGAAGATCCAGGAGCTTACAGTTGAGAACGAGAAGAAAGATGCTCAAATCCAAAACAACAAAGCTCTTGCGGATTGGGCTGTTCTCGTGGCTGTGACAAACCAAGACAACCCACTTGATCCAACACTCTACAAGCGAGCGCTTGAGCTTGTAGAAGGCGCTCAAGTAGGTAAAACCTACAAAC